GCCGTAGCCGTACCCGTATCCGTAGCCGTAGCCGGAGCCGTAGCCGTCGCCGTCGCCGTCGCCGTACCCGGAGCCGGAGCCGGAGCCGGAGCCGGAGCCGTAGCCGGAGCCGTAGCCGTAGCCGGAGCCGGAGCCGTAGCCGTAGCCGTCGCCGTCATGGGAGCCGGAGTTTATTGTTTCCATATTGGTACTTCCTTTATAGATTTTTCAGCTTTTTCAGTACAATCTATAATTTCTATGACCTCTAATAATTCCACGCGTGCAACTTCGCATGGAAATTTACAACTTTCTGGATTTTTTGTGCCCTCTATGGCTAGTTGAGACAATGATGCCGCGCCCGACCACATCCAAAGACGTCTAGCATTAGTCATGACAACTTCACGACCAGTTCTAGATTCAATATAACCAGCGAAAACACCAGCAGAATATGTCCTTACAATCTTATAGCCCTGGTATTCTTTTTTTATATCATTAACAGGCTTTAACATTGATATTAATTGCATTAAATCTTTCAATTTCATATCTTCTAACATTTAATACTCCGTTACTATTTATGACTGCAATCACTAAACCAGCTTTTTACCTTATTTTTTAGTAAAAGAAAAGCATTAGGGAAAAAACCAGCAAATAATAGCCCAGCTATAAACCCGAACAAAAAAGTAATATCAAGTATAAAAACCATATGATGCCCCTTACACATCTTTAATACCAGAAGCGGCCGCAATGACCTCTACAGCAGGATTATTCGGTAATACTTCCTCAGCAGCTGTTAGAATTCCATTTTCAATTTCATTTGTCATAATCATTTCCTTATAAAAATGTATATTTTATCATTCTTTAGGCAATTTCATAATAATAATTGCTGACGGAAAATTGGCATTATCTAATTTTTTATCAGATCTAACAAACCTTAATCTTTTAGGCAAAAACCTGATCTCAATTCCTGGCTTAGGACAATGTTTTTCATAATCCCAGAATATGCCCCACCATGATGTACTGGTATCGCATTTAACAATGCATACGACAGTTGCGCCTTTTCGACTTTCTTCCCATGCTTTTAATAAAAATGGCTTTGGATTGCTATAAGGTGGGTTCATGAAGAATATATCGCCATGATCCCAATGTGGAAGCGTCAAACAACTTTCATAAAAATTCTTACATTTTGTATTTTCTTTTGTTGCGCAAGCATCAATATCAAAATGAAATTCAGAATCAAGTTGATCAAATAGCCATTGGGGTGTTTCCCATTCATCAGATATTTTCATTCTTCCCACTCCACTTTCATTCCCCGATTTCCTTTAAAACATCTGAAGCGCGACAAGAAATACATTCGCAGACATTGCAGCACGATTGTTTTCTTACCCAATGAACATATTCTAGTAACCTTTCATATTTATGATATTTAGCCCGAACACATTCCAGGCAGACGACATCGAGTTTGTGGATGTTGCACTTGGCATTGCAGTTGATAACGTAATTTTTCATAACGAGCTTTTGCGGCATCAGAAGTATCATGGTTTTCAGTCCAATATCCTTCATCGCCTGAATAACTTGGTGCATGAACTTTGATTGTATTTATACCTAAATATACACTTTCTATATGATTAAAGTTTATTAAGACACCACCAAACATTATTCACCTCTATTTCTTCAATAAATACTGGTTTTTCTTCTCTTGAGATGGCCTCCCATTCTTTGATCTTTTCTTTGCAAGTCGCTAATTCAGAAAAATAATCCATCTCCTTCCAGCCAAATAATGTTTTTTTATAGATATAATAAAATTCATAACGGCAATCTTTTCTTTTTTCTCTGTAAATGCGGTATTTAGTCATTATTCGCTCTCAATTCGTAATTTCTTTAGTTCATCCTGGAGATACCATATTGCTTTCTGGATATCTTCAATTTTATTTCCTTTGTGATCGGCTCTCCAAATATATTTGACCGCATTACCTATATTAAAATTCATATGCCTGGTGACGTCTATACATTCAATAAATCTGCCACAATCGCATTGGGCATTACTAGACATATAATGTGCGGGATGATTAACATTGTCAGCCATTACAAAACCTCATTAATCATTCTTGTCATCTTAAGCATGATCTGAGAGAAAACCACGCTCTGAGATTTAACGCCATCTGACAGTATATCTTTAATTGTCTGCTCAAGTTCCTGACGTTTATCTCGTGGAAAACCTTCACAGAGAACATCAAAAATAATAGATACCTGTTTAAATACGGCCTTGGAATTTGACTCCAGTTTCTTATCAAATTTCTCAATTAATTCATTAGCTAATGATTCAAAGTTATATTGCATTTTTTGGTTCCTCCGTGAATAACAATACTTTTTTATTAACTACCTTTGCATTCTGTAATGGCTGCATCATTCTGTTGGCGTCTTTAACGAAAACCTCGACTTCCAGAAATTTGTTATCGATTTTTTCGAGTTCGGCGATTAAGCGCTTAACCGTTATTGGCATTATCTATTTTCCATTCATGGTTTGGATCAGGAATAAATACCATGGATTGATCTTGATGCCAGTATCCATCCTGGCTTGTATGGCCAAAATAATTAACCACTAACCAGCCGCCAAAAACTTTGGCTCTTTGATTACCTTTAAAAAATTTGGCTCTTTGATTACCTTTAATCCTTTCTTCCAATTCTTTTAAATAAATATCTTCCCATTTAAGCATTTTCTTTTACCTCTAACTTGTATCCAAATGGAATGGCACCTTGCGCAATAGAGCGCCAGTGAAGCTCAACTGCAGCGGAAAGATAAGGGTCATTTTTCGCCAGATGCTTTCTGGCTTCTTCCTGTAGCCATTGCCAGGTATCGGCTGATATCAGTTTATCAAAGTGATATTCATACTGGGGAAACAGCATCCTCTCGAATTTAACCAGCTTCATGGGGTTTTTTTCACTTAGCCATTCCTGAATAAACGTCCACATGACAGCGCCAGCCTGATGGCCACTGATGCCACCCTGGGAACTATTATTAACAGCCCTGGCCGCTGCAATAGCTGCTGCTGTTATTGCTAGGCAGATAGTGCCGTAATCATGTTCATAGTCATCCACCAGTTTGGCCAGAAAAATAGGCAAACAATCCAGTGTCATAACTTTAGCCTGGTCAAACCATTCTATGTGCAGCTGATCTTCTTCAGTGATTTTCTGTTTAACTGGAATTGAAGATGGCTGATGACCTGCATGGCTCATTTCTTCCATATATATCCTTAATGTTGTTTATGGTTTTCAATTTCTTCTAACTGTATTCGCATGCCTTGTCCGTTTTTCTCATTAAAAACCGATTCCATGTGGCAGCGATATTTTGCCTCACCATCATACATTTTCATGATCATGGACGAGTTATAAGGCCGGTTATTTGTTTTGTTATATAGCAATGCGACTTCGGTAATGACGCCAAGAAGCGCCCAGTTTAATTTGCGTAAAAATTCTATTTCCGTTTCTTCATCTTGAGTGGTCTTGGATGCTAACTGTAATGTGTCCATATCGTTCCTTTACATTTTCAATGTTAATCACTATATTAAATATTCATCACAATAACAAGAGATTAATCATAATGAAAGCGAAAAAAGTCATGTGTTGCGTCAAGAAATGTGACAGATATGTAACAGTGCATAAACATAAGCTTTGCCATGCGCATTACATGCGTCTTAGACGTCATAACAAGGTAGGAAGTGGTAAATTAAGAAAACGTACGCTGATGCGAGCCTATAATTCAGGGAGATAATATGTATAAATAATAAGAATTTGACTGCTAATTGCTGCAAGGTTAAACTGATTTTTCAGGGAAGATGGCCGTTTAAGAATCAATTAAACGGCCTAGATAACGCGATAGAACTTCCAATGCTGGAATAATTCTATTGCAATCTATAAATCATTGCAACAGGAAATCGAATGACAGCCAAATCCGTCCATATTGTTTTTCAGGTGTTGAACTTTATATCCAATCCAGCCTCACATCCTTTCAATCTTTCATCAGATGAAAAATTAATGCTCATTTTTCTTGCAAAATATAAAGGTGAAAAAGGAATTTACCCTTCTATTGATACATTAGCTAAAAATTTACAACGAGATCGCAGTTCTATAATCCGTACCCTGCAAAGATTAGAAAAAAAGGAATTGATCACGATCGAAAAAGACCATGGCAATACAAATCACTACAAGCTTACGCATTTAGAAAAGTTATCCACAACCAGTGGCGTCCACGCGACTAGTGGCGTCCACGCGACTAGTGGCGTCCACGCGACCCCACCAGTCGCGTCCACGCGACCCCACCAGTCGCGTCCACGCGACCCAATCAATATAGAAGAAGAACAGATTAATAAAAAAAGCTTTTCTATGCAGAAAATCCAAAACGAGCAAAAGCATGACTTTGCAGACAGCATGGACCAGATGGCCAGGGAGAAGAAATCGATTGAGGAGAGCGAGCAGCACAAAAATTCCCTTTCGCTCCAGAATGGGATATTAAGCCCTGCAGCTGAGAAAGCATTGAATGACATCAAGCGATTAACGGGAAGAAAAAGGTATATTTCATGACTTGGCACAAGAAACCCTATGCCGTGAAACATTTTTGCGTGAAACATATTCCAAGGTTAAAGACCCCATTATAGCTTGCCCGGTTCCTGCAGCCCATCCATGGCCGATTATGTCAGCCTGATGAAAAATATTGTGTCTGTACCTTGGGAAGGCCTCCTTGCGTTAATCCTTTGCCCGTAGTAAAGAGATTAGAAGAGGGATGGATTTCGATGGGGGTTATAAATAAATGCCGTACAGACGAAATTTGAGGCCTCAGCAGAAGCCGGGAATGAAAAAAGGATACATGGAGCAGGTCAAGAACCTGTATAAGCCATTGGATGACAAGCAGGGAAGATCAGATAATGTACAGAATACGCCGAGTGGACACCAATCAGAAACAGATAGTCGAAAAACTGCGGGAGCTTGGCGCCATTGTCCTGATTCTGAGTGAAGTGGGTCGCGGCTGTCCTGACATCCTCGTGTGTCATCCACTCTGTCCAGGCTGGTCCTGCCTGATTGAGATCAAGGATGGCGCCAAACCAAAGTCTCAACAGAAACTGACACCTGATGAAGAAAAGTTCCATGCCTCCTGGACTGGCAGCCTGGAGATAATAACATCAGTCAAAGAGGCAGAAGACGTGATAGCTTATGTGATTAAGGAATATAACAAATGATAGTGAGTGTATGCTGTAATGGAAAAGTAGGCGTTCATTGTGCCGACGAAGGCACCAGTTACTATTTCTGCGAGAAATGTCATCGGGCATGTGATACTAAATGCTCAGCTGGATTTCATGAAAAAGCTCCATGTGGAACATTAGAGGTGAACGATGGCTGAATTCAGTGAAATATCCAAATTTAGATTATCTACCTGTCATCCTGACCTGGTGACGCTTTTTGAGGAAGTCATCAAATATTTTGACTGTACTGTTGCCGTTGGTTACCGCAATCAGGCAGACCAGGAAGCGGCCTTTGCAGCTGGCAATTCAAAATTGCATTATCCCTATGGCAATCATAACCAGAAGCCGTCCATGGCTGCCGACGTTTATTCTGATCCCATAGATTTCAACGACATTATACGATCTGTTTATTTCGCCGGCATAGTCATGGGTCTTGCCAAAAAGCTTAAGGAAGAAGGTAAAATGAGCCATGACGTCCGTTGGGGTGGTGACTGGAGACAGGATAATAATCCAGAAGATAATAAGTTTAACGATATGGGGCATTTTGAGCTTGTTAAAGCGCCACTTTAACGCTAAAACTGCAAAGTGACGATTTAACCGGCTAAAACAGGAAATTAAAACATGAATATGAATAAATGGGTGCGCTGGACCTTAATTGCTGCAATCCTTGGTGCTTATGGCGTCCTCTGTTATCTCTATGGGCAGAAACCAGAATGCAAGGAAAGCCTGCCCAGAGAGTTTTTGAATGGCTCACAAATGCTTATGTATGCTCAGCATGATCCGCAAAATGAGAATGATCCGGAAAATGAATGAGTTTATTTTCGATAAGATAAATTAACATTTTGGCGCGAGCATTGGCTTCTGTTTCATCATGCGTTTCACAGCCTTTCAATGAAGAAAAATCATTCCTATAAAATAAACACCAATATTTTAAATTGGCTGATGGAATTTGCGTTAAAAACGAATAAATGCCATTAATTTCAATTCGTTTTGGCAATATCTCGCCGAGTTCTGCGGCAGTGAAGGCTGAATAATAATCGCATTCACATGCTGCGAATTTTTCATGAATTCCTTGAAGTTCTTTATAAAATAATAATCTAGGTGTATTTGATGAATCATCCCAATAAAAAAGGCTATACCCTTGCTTAATATCTAGCTCTCTTAATCGCTTCGCCAGTTCAAGCGAACAGCATTGTTGCTCGATATTCATTCCCCGATTTCCTTTAATTTCGATTTTTGCCAAAATGCTCTTTTTTTATTAATCATATCTTGAATATTATCTTTCAGTGTTCCCAAAAAAAGATGATCTGGATTAACACATGCTCTATTATCACATGTATGGCATACACACATACCTCTTGGAATTCTTCCTTTAAATAATTTATAAGACATCCTATGAGCATCAGTTGTTTTATAGTTGTAACAAAAATTTCCATAACCGCTAGGTTTTTTAGAAGATTTCCATTCTATACAACCATTTTTATTTTTAGGTAATAATTTAGAATTAAATGTTTGAAGTATTGTCGGCTTTTTTTCTTTAGAGAGTTTTCCTGTCATATAAAGACGGCGAGAATGCATACCGCAATATTTATCATATCTATTTCTATCTTTTTTACATTTAGATACTAAACATTTGCCTAAACTAACTAAGGGATATTTTTTCATATTTCAATCCCGATTTCCTTTAATAATTCTAACAATTTATCTGCTTGTATTATTCTTGCTTTCTGTCGAGCAGCAGCATAAGCAGCATAAGCATAAACAGCAGAAGCAGCAGCAGCATAAGCAGCAGCATCATCAGCATGAGCAGTAGCAGCAGCATCTCTTAATTCTTGCCATTCGTTTAGTGGTATATTTTTATAATCTCTGTAAGCATCAGCGATTTTCTGGATAATTTCTTTTTGCTCATCTGTTTTAGCAAATTTAATAATGCCATGAATAGGATCTGCCAGTAACCAGGTAGCAAATTTAGGCCAGACGCCAGATAAATCAGCGCCAACTTTGATTACAGCTAAAAATTGTTCCGGCCATAATTTTGCATGTTCTAATGGCAAACCTTCGAAAATCCCATCTTCTAATCTGGCTAATAACTGTGGGATACCTAGTTCATCTTCATAAGCTTTGTGACTGTTCCCATGTATAGTGCAGCCAACTGCACACACTCTAAATTTTCCATTTTTTTCTTCATAATAAATGCCTTGCGTAATTTCATCTGCTAGTGCATGCGCTCGCACACGTAGCAGGTATTTTTCTTTTATTGCTGGATCATTGTGAAATGCTTGCATGTTTTTTACTCCTGTTGATTTATTCTGATTGGCTGTTTCACCCATTATTTCCTTTCCTCATACCAGTAAAAAAATATCCCCGATAACATCATTACAAAAAACAATTGAACCCATGGATGACAAAGAAAGTTAATCATCACATATCATCCCGGCGAAAAGGAAAAATAAAAATATTCCAAGTGCCAACTTCCAGCCACCTAGACTGAAAATTATCCAGCTTAATAAGCCAAGCAATCCAAGAGTGCCAATGCCTTCGGTGATTTTCATCTGTATATATCCTGTTTATTGACGTAATTGACACATTCAGCAAGTAATCCAAAAGTAACTAATAGGGTGCAGCCAGTAACATAAATGGTACTGATAACTATTAATGTGGTGGAAACGATTTGATATAGCATGATTTATTCCTTGGAAAAGACGGGGTTTTATCCCCGTCATGAATTTATTTAAGTGAGAACTTGTAGACTACTTTTTTTTCCTTGTAACCATCATAGATATCTGGGAAATCTATCTGGAATTTATTTCCGTTGAATCTGCGCTCTGTATAACCTTTATAGGTTGCCAGTAACAATCCTTTTGAAGTGCGATACTCGTCATCACTCCAGAAAAATTCATTTATGACCTCTTTTTTCAGCATGTCGAATTCAGCCTGGAGAACATCAATCTGTTTGTCCAAGTCCTGCATTCTCATTAACTTGGTTTCTGTTGTGACAATGGCTCCTAACGTGGTTATATTGCTGGATTTCATGATCTATTCCTTTTGGTTATGTTTAGTCTACGTAGAGTATATTAATCGGGTTATTGATATACGTCAAGTATATTATACAAGATATTTTAAATAGGTGATAAGCTTGTTTTAATTGTGAACAATTTATAAGGTTTTTGCGAATTATGAGCGAAGAAAAAGATCTAGGCGGCCGACCTCCGCATGAAGTGACAGATGAAACGCGTATAATCGTGCGAGAATTATATTCAGCTGGTATTCCTAGGGCTCGTATCGCTAGTCGATTAGATATTAATGAAAAAACTTTAAATAAGCATTACAAAGCTGAATTAGACGAAACAAAAGATGCAATGACTGCACGTCTCGGAAGCAATCTTTATCAAGATGCTTTAGCTGGCAAAGAAGGGGCTAGAGAGTTTTGGCTTAAATGCCAAGGCCGCTGGAGCTATGCTAAACCAGATGACGATAAGAAAGATGCAACCACATCACTCTTAGAAAAAATCATTGAAAAGCTTTAACCATGGATGATAACAAATTAACTGCTATCCGCGATTTAACTAAATTTGCGCCACTATTTCTAAAAGTTAAATTAAAAAAAGGTGGCGCAGGTGATTTTACCCTGAACCGCGCTCAGACTTACATCCACCAACGGTTAGAAGCGCAATTATCTGAACGTGGCAGAGTTAGAGCGTTGATACTGAAAGGGCGCCAACAAGGTTGCTCCACTTATATACAAGCCAGATATTTTCATAAAATTATTACATCTAAAGGTAAAAAAGCTTTTATCTTAACACATGAAAAAGAAGCTACTCAGACTCTATTTGGCATGGCCAAGCGTTTTTACGATAACCTGGAGCCTGGGTTGTGCCCGCGCGCAGATACATCAAATGCCAAAGAGTTGGTATTTAGTGTGTTTGATAGTGGTTACGCCGTGGGAACAGCTGGAAATAAAGGCGTTGGCCGCTCGCAGACTATTCAATTGTTTCATGGCTCTGAGGTAGGTTTTTGGCCTAACGCGGAAGAGCATTCTAAAGGAGTGCTAGAAGCTGTGAGCCGTTCCGCTGGTACTGAAATTATCCTAGAAAGTACCGCCAATGGCTTGGGAAACTATTTCCATAATATGTGGCAGGCAGCTAGCGAGGGGAAATCAGACTTCCAGGCTATATTCGTTCCCTGGTACTGGGATAGCGAATACGCTGTACCGTTGAACGGAATGAAACCAAATGAAGAAGAAGAACAGCTATTAAGCTTTTATGCTCATGATGGTCTGACTCCCGAGCATCTAGCCTGGCGGCGCTTGGTAATTAGTGACAAATCTAAAGATTACAATATTGGATTAGAATTTTTCAAGCAAGAATACCCTTTTACAGCACGTGAAGCGTTCTTAAACCCAATTGCCAATGTTTTTATTAATAGCAAATACGTTATGGCTGCCAGGCGTAATGTGGTTGAGAGCGAGGCCAAGCTAGTGATTGGTGTAGATGTAGCAATTAGCGATAAAGACCGGACCGCAATCATCAGACGCAAAGGCCGTGTTGCTTTTAATCTTGAGATGCTATCACAGTACAACACCATGGAGATTGTTGGCCGGTTGCGCCGCATTATTGATACGGAAAAGCCATCAAAAGTGTTTATAGACTGCATTGGTATAGGTGCTGGCGTAGTCGATAGGCTGCAAGAAATCGGTTACAAACAAGTGATTGGCGTTAATGTGGCTCGAGCTGCAAATGAGAAAGACAAATTTAAAAACACGCGAGCAGAACTCTGGTCATCAACGCGAGATTGGTTGCAGCAAGAAATGCCGGTCCAGATACCCGATGACGATGATTTGCATGGCGAGTTATGCTGCTTAGGTTACAAGGAAAATTCCCAAGGCCAGTTACAGATTGAAAGTAAAGACGACCTGAAAGCACGTGGCATGCCTTCTCCTGATCGCGCTGACGCGCTTTGTCTGACATTTTTCGATGGATTTTACGGTTCAGAGGTGCAATATCCTATGCCCAAGCGCACTGGCCAAGAGAAGGGCATGTTTTACTAACATATAGTAGACTATTAGCTAAATATTGACCGAAAAGGTTTGAATCATGGGTAAGCCGAAGAAAGATCCCGAATTTTGTCACGAAGTACGCAATCGCATTGAGAAGTGGGATAAATATTGGAAAACAAATCGTGATCTTTATCATGAGTGGACTCTTTTTGTCCTTGGCGATCAATGGAGAGAGGATGAATCACGGTTATTCGAGAGATATAATAAAATACCGCTGACTAATAATAAGCTTGGCGCTCTGATGAATCATTTGTTGGGTGATCAGCGTCAGAATACACCGGCCCTACAGATCACGCCTGAGGATCAGGTTGAAGAACAAACAGCGGAAATAAGAGCAGCTCTCGTTAAGAATATAGCATTAGATTCTGACTCGAAGCGCGTCTATCAATGGGCATTTCAATGCGCTGTCATTGGTGGTTACGGCGCCTATGGTATCAAAACTGCGTATGCTCATAATTATAGTTTTGATCTTGAAATCAAATACTTTGAAATCCGCGATCCTACTCGGGCTTACTGGGATATCAGTGCAGAGTCACCCTGCAAAACAGATGGTATGTATGCAGGTTATAAAAAACGTATATCCAGGAAAAAATTCAGAGGCATATACGGAAAAAAGATCGAGCAAAGCATAGGTGTAGATGCTTTGAATAATGATACGTCTTTAAACTTTGCCGACGATGATTCCATTACGGTTATCTACGATTTCGAACGTGAGTATGACAGTAAAACCATTTACTTGTTATCTAATGGTAAAGTAATAGATGATGAAAGGTTTAAGGAGCTGGAACGCCGACAAATAGATGAGACGGAAGTGCTTATCGATGACGATGAACCAGTTACGGTTATGAGACAAAGAGAGAATGAGTTTTTCACTGTAAAATCACGAGAAATAGCTGGCGATTGGATATTAGATGAAGAAGATTTTCCGAGTGAGCAATTACCGCTTGTTTACGTAGATCAGAATAGCTATTGGGATAAGAATGGTCAGCAGATTACCCGGCCATTTTTCAAGGATGTCAAGGACGCTCAGCGGTATATAAATTATCTGCAAACTCAGTCAGCTTATATCCTTAAGGTATCGCGTTATGACCAATTTCTCATAAGTAAGGCAAACGTACGTGGCGCAGATACTGAAGCCATCTGGCGTGATCCGTCTACGATTCAGGGTGGTCTTGTTTATGATGAGTCACCAAATGGCAATAAGCCGGAACAACTTAGACCGCCAGAGTTATCGCAATCTCTGGCAAATGAATATCAACGAGCGATGATGGATATTCAATCTGGTACTGGCATGTACAATACTCAATTAGGGGAAAATGGAAATGAAGTGTCTGGTCGTGCTGTTGAAGCACGTAGCAAGAGAGGTAGTTATAATACTTTTGTACCTTTTGACAGCCTTAATCTGGCTATTGCTTGTGGTGGCACGATTGTAAATGAGATGATTCCAAAGGTTTATGATGCTGAACGCTTGCTCATGCTCAAGATGAATGATGGGAATACTGAAAAAGTAACCCTGAACAAACAAAAAGATGACTACGGATCTGGCACAGAAAACGATATGGGAGCAGGCCGGTATAAGATTAGATTAATGCCAGGACCGAGTTATGAAGGTCAACAAGAAGAAGCGCTGGAATCAATGGAAATGGTATTGAAGAATGATCCTAGTCTATTCAGGCTCATTGGAGATTTATTTGTTGAAAACCTGCCTCTCAAGAATAATATTGAGCTGCGTAATAGGATTAGGACTATTATTCCGCCCGAAATCATTGAAGCCGGAAAAACCGGCAAGCCTGTACAAAAGCAGAATGATCAACCAAACCCTGAGCAGCAGGCATTGATGGCTGAGCAACAGCATAAAATGGCTGAACTACAATTCAAGATGCAGGAAGCGGAGAGAGAAGTTCAGTTCAAAATGAAAGAGTTTGAAATGGAGGAAGCCAAGCTACAGATGCAGGCTCACGAAACTGGCCAGAACATACAGCTTAAATGGCAAGATATCGAATCCAAGAAACAGGAACAGGCAGCGAAACTACAAGAACAGATTTTGCGATACCAGGCTGAAATGCAGAAAATCAGTGCTGATATGCAGAAAGGGCATGGCCAGAATATAGTTAAGTTATTAACACATCACCCAAAAGAAGAGAAACCTAAACCGCATGGAGAACAAGAATGACCACCAAGAATGTAGATGATTTACTTTTTAAAGATACGCAGCAGAAATTAGGGAATATGCCTGAGGTTAAGCCTGAGCAACCTGATAATGACGAACCTGAAGGCGAAATTGAGCATGAAGAACCAGAACAGCCAGAAGCTGAAGCGCCTGAACCGGATAATGAGGCAAAGACGCAGCCAAGTCAGAGAAGAGATGCGAAAGAACCCACTGCCGAAAGTGACAGTAAGGAAGTTACGTCCACCGAGCAATCAGCCAGTGTAGATGAATATGGTAATCCGGTTGCCAAGCCCAAGTTATACACGGATGAAGATGTTCAGCGAATGATGCGGGAGAGGTTATCTCGTGGCAATCATCAACAGCAACCGGTTCAGCAACAGCCACCACCAGACAATAGGGCTGCCGACGGCTTCGAAGTTGATCCAAATAATCCTAATACCTGGGAGCAACAGCTTGAGGAGTTCATTGATAAAACTATACAAAAGAAACAAGGTAGAGCGCAGCGCGAAGCCATGGAGCGTGAGGAAATTGGGCGTCAAAATGAATTTGAAACCAAGTTTAATGCTGGTATAGGTCGTTATAGTGATTTCATGGAAACGGTGAAGGGTAAACCGCTTACCGATTCTATGATGATGGCCACCCGAAATATGAAAGACCCGGCAGCCTTTGTCTATGCGGCTTGTAAGTCTTATGCCAAAGAATTGCAGCAGATAGCATCTATCCCTGATCCTTATTATCAGGCTGCCGAGATTGGCCGGCTTGAAGAAAGAATGAAGAAAGCAAAGGCCATCAGCAAGGCGCCACGCCCGTTAAGTAACATTAAAGGTGATATGCTCGAAAAAAATGTTAAAGTAGAAAGAATGAACATCGATGCTCGAATCCAAGAACATGCTAAAAGCAAGAGGAAATAATCATGCCAATACCTGGAGATAATGGGAATCCTGCCAAAGAGAAAATGGAGCAGGAAAAGCGGATTACTGAAGTAGCGAACACTGGCGCTTATGTGCAGAAAGAGGTTAAGTTAAACGCACCTGCGCCGAAAGTGAAATGTATTTTTGGGGAGGTTTAACATGAGTAAACAGGAACGTGATTGCTCCTACGAAGAAATGTCAAAAGGCGTTGGCGGTCAGTCAATGCCATCTCCATGCCACGATGAACCCATGCGGAATCAATATGAAAATAATATTCCGATGGGTGAAGGGTATAATCAATCAGGCTTTGAGTCATGAAACATGAAGCATCACAGTCTGAGGTAGCTTATCGGACAAGTGGAAAGGAGAAACGGACAAAACCGGTTTCTCCTCAATTTCCTGGCAATAAAATGCCTCAAGATAGTAAAAAGGAGAAGAAAATGCCGTTGAAGAAAGGTAAAAGCAAGAAAGTAATTGGTGAAAATATTGGTGAGATGGAAAAAAGTGGTCATCCCAAGAAACAGGCAATTGCTGCCAGTCTCAATGAAGCCCGTAAATCAGGTGCCAAGATCCCGAAAAAGAAGAAAAAGGGTATGAGCCATGTACCTGCAGATAGAATTGAATCATACGGCAAAAGGAATCAGAAATGACGATCAAAGCAGACGTTGAGGCGGCAGTAATCGCATTAAAAGCCATTGTGACGCTGATCGAAACCTTTGATGGCAAAGGAAGTTCCAATCCTATTGTGGTTGATTTGCAACGGATTATCTCTACTCTGAGTGTTCTGGATATCTAACATGGTCAAGTATACGCTTAAGGATAAGCTGACTGACAAAGGATATCCGGTCCACACCAAGGAATATCAGGCAGCTCACCGAAAAGCTAACAGAGCAGAGAAAAGAGCAAGCCCAGCAGATTACAAGGATGTTAACGCTCTCGAAACCCATCTGCCCAATGGCGAACTGCTGGGCAAGAATTTACGCAATGGAAAGATCGAAGTTTCCAAGAAAGTTCCAGCCAAATTGCGTCAGAATGTAGCCACTCATGAAAAGTCAGAGTATGAAACCATGAAGAAGTGTGGCTATTGTGAGAGATCGCCTTGTTCTTGTAAGAAATAACCTACTAATAATATTATCACGGTGCCTATGTTGCTATCCATGGGCGATTGTGTGCATAATTAAGTCAGGTGTGTAATAAAGTGACTTCCACCAGTCACAAATGGTGTGTACATGAGCTTTCCGCCGAGCCGTAAGTAAGTAAAAAGCCAACAAGGTTGGTATCTACTAATTTATACTCGGAGAAAAACCATGAGTGCTAACGTATTTGAAACTACACAATATGTTCTCGATGAAACCTTTGTTAGGTTTATTAATTATCTTAATTTTGCAAAAGTTGCGAATAGAAACCTTGAAGGCGACTTCAAAGGCCTGAAATACGCAACCGGTCAGACTATCAATTATCGCCTTGAGGAGCGGTACTTAGGCGGAGATGGCGCAACTGCAGCATCTGAAGCTCGTGTTCAGGTCATCAGGCCACTCACAATTGATCAGCAGTTCAACACAATGGTTGAATTTGACGGCTTTGAACTGACTTTTGACAGAGCGCGTGATCAGCCATATCTGGACATGATGCTTAATCCTCGTGCCAAGCGTCTGGCCAACAAGGTTGAAAACTTCATTGCCAGTTCTAATTTCCAGGTTGAAACTTATCAGGCAGTTGGTACGCCAGGCGTTCCCATTGACTTTGATACCGTGACTCTGGCTGATGCTTACATGACTGAGTTAGGCATTCCAGAAGATGGCAACCGGTATTTTGCCAACTCGCCGCGTGTGTCAGCTTCTCTGGTCAACAGTTTGTACAATGTATTTAACATGACTGTTAACCGTGGAGCATTGCTGGATGGCTTCATTGGTCACTTGTCTGGGTTTGATTTCTTCAAAACCAACTTCTTGCAGAGACAGATTGCTGGTACGCCAGGTGCAGTAGGTGGCACTCCGCCAACTGGCTATGTAGCTGCTGGTGTTGTTACAAATGGCCCGATCACCGGTGGTAATGTCATTTCTGTTTCAGGTCTATCAACTACGCCTGGGCAGGTATTGTTTAATATCGGTGATATTCTGACAATTGATGCTGCTGCCGGCGTATTCATGGTTAATCCGTTGAACTATGATGCATTAGTGCAGACTGCTCAATTTGTTGTGACTGCCCAGGTCATTGCGGACGGTACTGGAAATGCAAATATTCCTGTTAATCCAACCATTGTGGTCAGTGGTGCGCGTCAGAACATATCAGCTGCCATTCCAAATGGCGCTCAGATGTATTCTGCCATGAGTCACAATGTTTCGATTGCTTATCATAACCAGGCTGTAGTCTTTGCAGCGCCTCCGATCAAGGAGCTGAAAGGTGGTGTAGAAGCTGTAACTTCTTACAGTGATTTGTACAAGATGGCTCTGACTTACACCTTGGGTGCTGATATCCGCAATTACGTTCAGCTGGATCGTATTGACGTCATTTGCGGTGTTGCTATCAACGCAGAGTTTGCAGTTCGGGTCATGTCGTAATGCGGTGGGGTAGGCGTGATTAGTTGCGCCTACCTTTTTTTATTTATAAGGGAAAAATAATGAAACAGAAGAAAGAACAGACACCAGAACAAGTTCCATATTTAGGCCGCTGGGTAGACAAGACTCATTTTCGTGCATTTGTTTATAACGAAAACGAGCAGAAATTAGCTGGATCATGGGAAGAATATGAAAAGTTAATTGCTAGCGGATTATGGTTTGCCGAGAAGCCAGTAATTAATGATGAACCTGTTGTTTCCAGACGAAAGAGGAAGCAAGAAAATGACAGCCCAGACAGTTAAGCAATTTGTTGTTGATGCTTACCAGTTAGTGAGTGCCAATAGTCCTACTGTTCCTTTATATGGTGATGACCAGTCAAAGGCAGTTCAATTTTTGAACGAACTGATGCAGGATTATAGCTCCAGCGGCTTATTGACTCCGATTGCTCAATTTGCCAACTTTCTTGTTGCCATTGGGCAGGAATTTATAACATTTGGCGCACCGGATTATCTGCCGACGCCAAATATTACATTGGGGCGATTATCTAATTGTCAAAATGCGTGGCTTGATCTGGAAGGCGTAACCTATCCTTTAATTATTGAATCAAGAAACGTATTTTTTTCCAGTTATAAATATAATCCACAGGTTGGTTTGCCTCGATTTGCGATTATTGTTAATAATACAAATTTAACGACGATGCGATTATATCCAGCTCCCTCTGAGGTATTTAATGTCAATATTTATGGGAAATTTGAGCCACTTCCACTGACATTAAACAGTGATATGTCTACTTTTCCGAATTATCAACTTCGATTCCTTAAATTGGCATTAGGAAAGGAATTGGCTTTTTATAAAGGCCGTTCGTCTGCATGGGATGAAAAGCTTGAAGCAAAACTTGATAAAGCAGAAAAGGACATTGCATCAGCGAGCAGCGTAAACCTTGCAATCGATTCTTCCAATGAAAGTTATCTCAATGGCAGCTGGCGTGTCAAAGCGGGTATTTAAGGTGAATACATGCAGCTAAGAAATCAATTTTCTGTTGAAGAGCTTCCTATTCTCGGCCAGTACAACAAGCAGAGATTCAAGCAATTTTCACCAGAAGATTGTGCTAACTGGTATCTGGTGCCAGGCGAGGAAACAAAGCGAAAATACGCTATGTATCCCGCTATGGGCAGAAAACATGTTAATTATCTGGGTATTAATCAGTTACTATTTTCTGGTGAATCTCGCGGCTTATTCAGAAGTGTGAAGTATTGGTATAATGTAGTTGGTAATGCTATTTACCGAATTGATGCTAATTTTACTATTATTAATATCTCCGGTAGCCAGGTAACCACGGCAGATGGCAGTGTGTTCTTTTCTTATCTGACTGTGGGAATGATAACATTTGCCTGCTTTGTCGATGGTGAACACATATATGTTTATCGGGAAGATACCGGTCAGTTCTATACTGTTACTGACCCCAATGCACCTTCTCCGCCAAAGTATATCGCCACTTTTGGAAATAGAATAACAGTCTCTCAGGATGAAAGTTCTACTTTCGTTTTGTCTGTCGTTAATCTTGGCGGAGTTAATTTTGATCCAACTACCTGTTTTACTATTTCAATGGCTCAAGTCTTTGCCCAGGAAAATGGCATTATCAGGCAAATGGCTGTATTGAATAACACACTCTATATTTTCACTGATTTCACTACAGGCGTATGGGCAAATATTCCTGCTATATTCTCCGGAACAGGTGTTTCTTTTCCCTGGAAGAAAAACACTACTTATGACTGGAACTTTGGTCTTGCCGACGATCTTTCCCTTGATGTTAATTTTGGCCAGATGACGTTTTATGCCAGAAACAGTAATGGCTTGCGCCAGATCATGACTACAACCGGTGATATACCAAAGAAAATAAGTTCTAAGGCCATTGATGTACTGATTCAGCGATATGCTAATGCAAGTCCATATAGCAGCCCGTTTATTAGTGGTGATACTGATGGGTTCATGTATCAATATGAAGATACGATTTTTTATAGGTTTTCAGCGGGTAATTACACTGGAACGGGCATCCTGGATCAGGAGTTAACAGCTAATAGTCTGGAATTTAATTTTGATGCTGGCACCTGGTCAAGATGTATTGAGCTGAATGGCGAAAGGAACCGGATTCAGCGCCATGTATTCTTTAATAACCGTCACTTTGTTTCCATTCAGGGTGAAGGAACCATATATGAAATGTCCGGATCGTTTTACACAAATGATGTTATCAACTCTGAAGAGCAAGACCCACAGGCTCCAGATGCTTACACTACTTATCCCATGCGATATGAAAGGATAACACCCATCATATCGCAACTAGATTATTCTGAATTTGAAACAGAGTATGTAGAAATTGATTTTGTCTTTGGTGACAGTAATATCTCATATTCTGATAATCCATTTGCCAATACCCAGTTCATCATTGATGAGCAGGCTGCATCTGATGGCAGTCCAATTTATGTCATTGATGAGCAGGCTGGCGCGGATACCCAACCTGTTTTCATGATTACTGAAGAAGGTGATCAGCCATCTTTAAGCGAAACCACCTATAATGATCTTTTTAAGCCCACAGTTGAGTTATATTGGTCTGATGATGGCGGCATTTCATTTCATTCAGCCAGTCAAAGAGTATTTAGTGACATGGGCGTTTATCAGTGGCGGATGAGATGGTATCAACTGGGTTGCTCCAGAAATCGGGTTTATAAATTAATAGTAGTAAGTCCGGTGCCTATAGTTATTCTGGGTGCCGTGATGAATGTAAGGAGGGTGAGTGGCGGAAGCAACTAATTTACCGAGATTTGATCCTCCACCCGTGGAGGAAGAGAAAGCATTGTCACCAAACTTTAAACGCTGGCTGACTGATACTGTGGACAATTTAAATACAGCTATGCAAGATATAGAGGACGCTCTATAAAGAGGAGATGGTTATGTCATGGGGTAGAGCATTAGTTCCGTGGGCAAGTGGCGACATGATTAACAGTTTCCTTCATCCTGAGGATGCTTATAAGGAAGCTGAAAAGGCGTCTAATGCCTCCTGGGATGAACAGCAAGGATATGGCAGACCTTATTGGCAGCAAGGTATTGATCAGTATGGGCGATTAAACTCAGCTGAGAATGATCTGTTAGATCCTGGTGCCCTTCAGAATAAATGGGGTGCATCTTATGAGACCTCTCCCTATGCCAAGCGATTATTGGAGATGAACAAGAACTCTGGCCTTGATGCAGCAAGCTCCATGGGTTTGATGGGAAGCAGCGCTGCACTTGGCAATATTCAGACGGGTGCTGGCGATATTGTTGCAAAAGACCGGCAAAACTTTATGAATGATCTGATGCAGAAATATTTAGCTGGCATAGGCATAGGTCAGAATATTTATGGAGTAGGCGCGAATACTGCCGGAAATCTGATGACTGGCGCCCAACAGCATGGTCAGGACGTAGCAGGCCTTAGATATGGCGCGGCGGCGGCTCCTGGTCAGCTGTTTGGAAATATATTGGGTACAGCTGCCAGTGCTGGAGCAAATTATGCAACTGGCGGAATGTCTGGAGTGGCGCAAGGACTAAATAATAGATTCAATAGTCCAACGCATTAGGAGAGCAAATGCCAATAACAGGTACAATTCCACTGCCAGAAAATGGTTATGAGTCTCTCATGCGTAGCGCTACGGGTACGCAAAATATTTTGTCGTCTATTTTGCAAGGCCGGCAAAACCAGCAAACCTTAGGCCAGAATCAACAGAAAATAGCTCAGGACCAGCAAAGAATAGCCTTACAAGCGAAAAGAGATGCCCAGCAAGCTATTAGAGACAAGCAATTAAACCAGTATCAAATGGGTGAACTGGCTATCAGGCATCAATCTGAAGCCCGCGCTCAGACATTATTGCCTTACCTCATTCAGGGTTACAAAGATGTTCATGATAAAAATCTGACTGAACATGAGATGAAGAAACTGGAGTACGCCGTTACCAAAGCTCAATATGATGCGGCAATGAAAGGTTATCATGAGCAATTAGGTCTGCCACCTCCTCCATCTACCCAATCATTGGGAGGAAAGGACAATGCGCCTCCCCAGATGCCAGAAGAACAAGCACCGGCGTCATCAGCCCAGTCAATGGTTATTCCGGCAGAAGAAGAAGCGCCAGCACAGCTGAATCAGCCTAATCTAGGACAGCAACAGCCAAAGTCACTGGCTGAAATGGTCAAGGGCAGTATTTATCAGCCTGGGCTAAATATTCAGAACTCGCCAGCATTTAGTCCATCACCTGAAGAAGCGGCTACCGGTAAAGCGGGTGTGCCACCTGCACCTCCAGCACCACAAGCTCCTAATATGCCACCTGAAGCTCCTAATATGGGTGCGCCGGGTGCTAATCAGCCTCAGGAAGCCACGCCTCAGCCAGGCGCGCAACCACAGGCAGGGCAGGAAATTCTTCTTAAAAGAGGAAAGCCAGGACTTGAATTGCAAGATGCCTTATCTGGCACCAAGTTTATGCAGGATTGGCCCAAGATTCATTATGGTGCTAATGGCTTAGTCTATTCGCAATGGCCTAGTGGCAAACTTACTGTTGTTAAACCACCGGCTGAAGCTGGTGTGGGAACGGCTGAAACACCAGAAGAGAAAAGAGCTGGTCAAATTAAAGTAGCGAATGCCAAGAAAGAATTTGAATTAAATCAAAAAGAAGCAATCAATGTTAAAAAACAGGCAGAACCATTAATTAAGGTATTGAATACCGCTGTTCGAATGAGAAACATATTAAAAAGAAACCAGAATTTAACAGGCTTTGGTACGCCCACCGCGAAAAAATATGCACTTGCCAATAATAAGGATTTAGCTGCATTTGATACTGATTCTGGCATTCTCCAGGCAGAAATTGGTAAATATGCCTCAACTAGGGGCGGTATTCAGGCAGTTCAATGGGCTGGCACTGTCAAGCCATCTATTAGTAACAGCCAGCAATACAATGAAGGCATGCTTGATGAGATCATTGCTAATGCAAAGAGGGATCTTGATGACAGAAAGAGCGAATATAAGGATTACACCCAAAAAGATCTGCCATTAAAGTATAAAGAACCAGAAGAAGATATGGTTAATGTCAGGGATAACCATACTGGCAAAGTCACCAAGATGAAGCGGTCTGAAGCTGAGAAATTAGTGGGAGGCCAAGGTGGGTAAATCTCGTTATGAAATTATACCGGATCAGCCCTCGTCAAAAAGGTATCAGATTATTGAACCTGAGACTCCGCCATCTGACATGATGAAATTTGCTGGTGGAGCGAATCTCATTTTAAATATGCTGGCTAGTAATCGACCTGGTAAATATCAGCCACCTGCTAATATTGTTCAGGCAGGTTTAAGGGTAATTCCTAAGGTTGGCGAAGATATTGTAAGTGAAATCCCTAAAGCTTTACATGCTTTTCAGGGTGGAGCAGCCGAGGCTGCTGGCCAACCATTATCGCATCCAGTCAGATTTGGCCAGAATGTTGGAGCAGGTGTTGCTGGATTGTTTCATGACGTGGTAAATATTCCTCCAAATATTCCAAGGATATTAGCTCATTATGGCCTGGTAAGTCCTGAAGGCGGTGAAAAGGCAAGTGCTGCCGCCTCAAAATATTGGAATGTGCCGAATTTATATCAGCCAATTCCTAAAGAGCAGATGACGCCTGGGGATACGTTAATTCAAGGTGCCATCAGAAATTTACCTCAAATATATCCAGCTGGCAGAGCTATTGCTGGAGCAGGAAAAGCGGCAATAGGCGCAGGAACCAGACAATTCAGCCGTGGCAATCCTGTCTCACGTGCTGAGATTGGTTTACTGGAAAGCCAGTTGGAAAATAAGAATCTCTCTTTGGAAGAGGTTGAAAAGCTTCATCAGGCCCAATTGGATACTGAAAAAGGGGTCAAGGCACAGTCCACTACAGAGGTTGGCAAAGCTGAGCCTAACCGGATGAAATATGACATTACCCAGAAGCAAAAAAACATAGAAGAATCCAATCAGGAACTGTCAGGCCTGAATAAGCAGCTTGAAGAACATAGAAACCTGCCGGAATTACCTGAAATTGGTGAAAATCACCTGGAAAATGTCAAAAATGCAGAACAAAAACTGCAAGAATCGCAAAATCATGTGGAAAAAGTTAAAAATACGCATGAAAAAATCAAAGATTTGGCTGAAGAGGCAGAGAATAAAATAAGTGAGCATCTGGATGAAGGGGCTGCTCATCATGTAAAAGTTGGCCGGATCATAAAACAAGAAGTTAAAAATATTGATGAAGGCTGGAGTGCAAGATATAAAAAATTCAAAACAAAATTGGCTGATACTAAATTTCAGATGCCGAATGTTAGCCAATATGCCTTTGATAAGCAGAAGATATTGGAACAGATCAAGGCAGGCAAAGGTGGCAATTTAAAATTTCCTGAACAAGAAGCTGAGAACCCAGAGTTGCAAGCCATCATTGATAAAGCGCCGACGGCTAAAGATGCTAGCGCCTCTGATTTCATGACCAAATATCAGGATTTCCGAGATGCTCGCTATAATGCCAGACAACGGATGAAAACTGAGGAATCGGCAACAAAGCGACAACAATTAGCTGATGCGATAAAGGATTCTGAAGAACTTGAAAAGACAGTTAAGCAAACCTTAACAAAAGGTCTTGGTGAGCATAAAGAGGAATTTGAGAAAATCAATAATGGTTATTCTACTCAAGTTTATCCGCTGAGAGAAAATTCAATAGCAAACGCATCTAAAAAGAAATTATCGCCAAATAATTTAGCTGAACAACTTGCCAGTGATGAACCAGGAACAGATATTATACGTGATATAGTAAAGAAAAATCCTGAAGCACTTAAGCATGTTGTTGGCCAGCGATATGAAAAAGGTAAAAAGAATTTCTATAAAAGAAATGACATACTGGATGAATACCGCCAGCAAATGCCAGAATTGCAGCAATTAATAGATCATAGGCAGAATAGTCAGCGCCTGGTTAAACAGTCAGCTTCTGATATTGAACAGGCAAATCTCCGTCATAATGAAATTAAGAATGAGCATGATAAAACGGTCAAAAGTGCTAAAGCTACGGAAACTGAAAAAACAGGTATTGAAGCTGAGAAGGTAAGTCGAGAGACAAAAAGGCAGAAGTTAGAAACCCAGATTGCTGATAAGAAAAAAGAAATCAGCGAACATGAGGAATCTGTAAAGAATTTCCAGAAACATATTGATACGCTGGAAAAAGAATCCAAAAAAAGCAGTGTCACGCTCCAGCAAATGATGAAAATTCAAAGAGAAATTAAAAAAACAAAAATTCAGTTAAGTAAGGCGAAAAAGAACGTGACCGAATCAAGAGGAAACCTGGTCAAGCTTTATTATATTGGCAAAGGCGTTCTCAAGGTAATAGGTAAAATAGGAAAAGGTATTTAAGGAGCATTGACTTGTTTATACGTGCCGCTAACCCAATCTGGAGCTTTGTAGACTTAACAGGTCTTGAGCTGAATGATGAGTATTATATGTTTTTTTTAACAAATACTCTTCCTTATCTGACGCAACCTGTTTTTAAAGATCCTGATGGAATTACGCCATGGGCTGACCCGTTGCAATTTTTAGCTAATGGCACCATGCCAGAAAACCTTTATTTTAATCCCGGTCTTGTTTACAGGCTTGAAATCAGACAAGGAAATTCTACTTCAGATCTCCTGATATATCAGGTTGAGAATTTTATTCCAGGCACTGGCACATCAAATGAAGAAACAGCCATTTTTTCAGCCCAGAACATGATTTCAAATCCTCAGTTTTCTGTGGTTAATTTTATATCGCCCTACACTTATGTTCAAACTGTACCAGGCACCTATCAACTTGATATAGCTCCTGGATGGTTTATAACATTCGTTGGCGCAGGCACCACTGTATTAACGCAGATACCATTATCTGGCGTGGATAATATGAATGTGAGTGGCAATCCTCCCTATGCGCTCGATATTAATAGCACTAACTGGGAGACTGTTACATTAACACAGAGATTTGAAGGTAATGGTGCTATTTTCTCAAATGGCGCAATAGCCATGAGCGCCACCATGAGAGCTTATGTTAGCAACCAGCCTGTCAGCTTCCTGTATCAGCCATCGTCGGCACCCTCTATTTTACTGGATACATTCTTTGTTACTGTTGGCACATTTAATGTGTATCAGGTGGCTCAGATTACAGGATTTATTAATAACGCCGATGAAGGCAATTCAGCTTATGTTGATATATCTTTGGCGCTTCCTGGCACAGGCCAAATAGATATTACTAATGTTCAATTTATTGGTCAAAGTGTTCCATTGCCAGATAGTTTTGATGTAGTGGAAGATATTCCTTTGTTTCAGGAACAGACAAACGAAAGAACAATAGATCAGTTATTTAGTTATTATTTAAATCCTTTATTGGATAAGCCTATTCCAAGTTATCTGGTGGGCTGGGATTTTCCGTTAAATCCAGCCCAGTTTAATGGCTCCAGTGTTGCAGCTGTTAATACCGGTGCCAATGGCTCTTTCTATGCCTGGGATCAGACTATTGTTTTTCAGTCTGTTACCAGTAGCGCGGTCATATCCAGAGGTGCGGCTGGTGAGTTCGTGATAACACCGGCTTCTAATGGTCAGTTTGCCATTATTCAATATTTGAATCAGATACAGGCCAGAAAAATACTTAATAATGATATTGCTGTTAATGTTTCAGCATTAACCAATCAGGTTGGCGGCGTGAAAGCCACGGTTTCCCTTTGGTACACCAAAGCAGGATCGCTACCAAATGTGGCACCAGGTACTTATGATTCATTAGTTTTAACTCTTGATGCTAATGGTCATCCCGCTACATTTAATGGCACATGGATTGAAGTTCCCCTGGTTAACTTGCCAGCAGCCACTTTTACTATTGGGGTTTCTGCTAATACTAATTTCAATGATTATCCGTTTACTGGCTGGAGTCTGGCAGGCAATGCTGACGCTGATTTGGCGACGTTTTTTGCCATTGTAGTAGGCACAGGAACAGTAAATGCTATTCAGACATTAAACATTAATTCAGTTGGCATGTGTCCAGGTGATGTTGCTACCATTCCAGCGCCACAGACATTTGATCAGGTTTTACATGAGTGCCAGCATTTTTATGAAAAGAGTTATGACACTACTGCTAAACCCGGCACTATTGAATTAAATTCACAAATCATATTTGATCAGACCTATAATTATCTGAGTACAAATTTTTATGGTTATGCGGCGCCATTTGGAGCGGTGTTCAATACGATCAAAAGAGCGATTCCTGTTGTAACATTGTATAGTCCTAACTTGTTAAATACGCCTAATTCTGTTCATGCAACCATGTATGCTAATGGTGCGGATAATGCAGATGGAGATGTTACTTTATCTACTTATTGGACTCCTTTGGCATCTGGAACAAAAGGTTTTTCTTATAAACCAATTAGTGCAGCTAACATTGTTACTTCAACCGCTTTGGCATCAACTGTTCCAGCAAGTTGTATCATAGCTTTTCATTTCACGGCAGATGCCAGATTAGGAATTGTTTAATTTAGGAGATTTTAATGACCACGTATAATTCTGCTTACAATGAATGTTATCCATTTTCTGGTGATACCTGCCAGTTTGCATTGGCGGCAAATACTGCGCTGACTTATACCGTTCCCGGAGATAATACGGTTCGATATCGAGTTGATTTTTCGTTTCCTGTTTATGGGAACGGAGATGTCTGGGTTGGTTATAATGTAGCAGCTACATCGCCAGCTGCTGGCACCATAACAACAAATAGATATATCGAATTAAGACCAGATGTAAGATACGTGAGGGGCGGAGACGTACTAAGTTTTATCAGTAATGAAATTGTTGCTAATGCTGGCTTTTCTTTATTACAACTGCCCAATTAATGGGAGTTTGGCACCATGGTTAATACTATAAAATTTAGTCAATTTGCACCGGCAAATTATAACAATGCCAATCAACGGGTAGGTTATGGTGCTGGTGTTAATTTTCAGGAACCGGACGCAATAGAGTGGACGACAGCAACCCGACCCTCCTCTCCATCTACGCCCATACTTGGCTATAATTCTGATCTTGAAACATATGAATTCTGGAATCCAACCACCATGGTATGGGTTCAACTTTCCTCGGGAAGCTCAGCGTTTACCTGGAATAATATTGTTGGCACATCGGCATCGATGGTCGCGAATGAAGGTTATGTGGCTAACAATGTCAGTCTGGTTTCACTCGCATTGCCAGTGACCTGTGACTTTGGCGAGATAATAGGAATTTGCGGATATGGTTCAGGCGGCTGGAAAGTAACGGTTAATGCTGGCCAGAACATGATTCTGGGAGATGTTATTTCAACTGTTTCAACGGGTAGCATCTCCTCTTCAAATCAGTTTGATCAAATGGAATTATTATGTGTTGTGGCCAATACGACATTTATCGCTCGTTATGTCATTGGTAATTTGTCTATCATTTAGGAGAGATGTAAATGACTACGTATAACAATAGTTGGAATAATGCGTTTCCTGGCATTGCTGCCCACAGTGTTATCATTGGTGAAGGAGCGGCTGCCGCAGTAGGTGTTTTATTAGCTGCTGGTAATATATTGATAGGAACCACTGCCGGTGATCCCGTTCCGGCTAATTTAACGCCAGGTGCTGGTATCAGCATTACTTCAGTTACTGGATCGATCACCATATCATGGACTGGCGCCAACTTATGGGTTGATCAGACAACTGCCGCTGTGACTATGGTGGCCAATACGGGTTATACCTCTGATGATGGTGCCACATTAGTTACCTTTACATTGCCAACCGCTGCAAGCATTGGTGACTTTGTTGAAATTCAGGGTAAAGGCGCAGGCGGATGGACAATAGCCCAAGCTGCAAGTCAGGAAATATTCTTTGGCATTGTTCACACCACTGCAGGGGTCACTGGCAGTCTGTCGTCAACTACTCAATATGACTGTGTTAAGTTGAGGGCATTAACAGCTGGAGCGACTTCCACCTGGAGTGTTGTTTCTGCTGTTGGCAATTTGTCATACGTGTAATGGAGTTGATAAATGACTACAAATAATATTACCAATAATTATGGTGTGTCCTCTTTTATTGTGGATTCAACTCCTGGTAATGGGGATTACACCACAATTCAGTCTGCGATTAATGCCGCATCTTCTGGTCAGCATATTTTTATACGGCCAGGCACATATACTGAAAATCTGACTTTGAAAGCAGGCGTCAATTTACATGCTTTCAGAGGTGATGCAATTAATGGCATTGTAATCATTGTTGGTAATCATACCTATACGGCTACAGGTACGACAACCATATCTGGAATACAGTTAAAAACTAATTCTGGTTTCTTCCTAACAGTTTCAGGTAGTAATATATGTATAGTCAATTTAGTTGATTGTAATTTAATATGCAGTAATAACACTGGCATTTCATTTACAAACAGTAATAACGGATCAAGCATTCTTTGTCAGGTTTGCACAGGTGATTTGCAGACTACTGGTATTGCTTTTCATACTATGTCAGCCGCAGGAACACTAACTTACCAATATTGTAATTTCACAAACTCAGGTGCAAGTACAACGCAATCAACAAATTCCGCTGGCATAGCGCAGTATTTTTATTGTTTATGGCTTTCACCAATTTCTTGCTCTGGTACTGGCGTGTTTTTAAAAGATTATACGTTTATTGATACATCAGCATTGAATGTCACGCCATTGACTATAGCTGGCACTGGAACGAGCGTTCTTAGGTATAGCGATAATAAATCAGGAACAGCGGTAGGCGTTACTATCGGCACTGGCGCAACGTTAAATATGTTCACCGCTATTGTGGATAGTAATAATACGAATGCCATTACGGGTTTGGGAACGTTGAAATATGGCATGGTTAATTTCACAGGTTCATCCGCTGTAATAACCACCACTACGCAAAATGCTATTCCGTGGAGTGCAGTTGGCGGTCTTATCGATAATAATGGCAATAATTTAATAGGCTTTACTGCCGCAGCTTCCGCTGTAAATTATGTTGGAATAGGTAACGCTGCCACAGGTCAAAACCCACTTATCAGCGCTACTGGTTCAGATACAAATATTAGTTTTACTTTTACTAGTAAAGGAACAGGCAACATTAATTTTACTAGTAATAATACCGCGAATTTAATTGTTTCATTTGTGGCTGTTGCAAGTTCAGTTAATTATATTACTATGAATGGAAACACTACAACAAATCCACCATATATCTTAACAGGCGGATCAGATACTAATGTGGGATTGGTTATATCGACTAAGGGAACAGGTGTACTTCAATTATTTAGTGGAAGTGTTGGCAACGTATTAGCGCAGTTTATCCCTGTCGCAAGTGCAGTTGATTATTTTACTTTCACAAGTGCAGCAACAGCAAATCCAGCTACTATTACAATGGCGGCTAATGGCACTGATTCAAATATTAATATCGCTCTTACGCCATTAGGAACAGGTAAACTTCGTATTAATGGAACAGCTTCATTTTCTGCAAATGGATCAGTTGCAACTTTACTGGGTTCATTAGGGCCAACTGGAGCAAGCACAACCGTAACGAAATGGTTAACCATCCTTGATAATGGTGGTGCAACACATTATATTCCATGTTTTTGAGGATTAAAAATGTTGAAAAATATTGACGAAAAATTGTTAGCACTTGATGGTAATGTAATCTTGGATAATGGCAAAGAAATATCTATTAAGGATATTTTGATAGATGCTTTAATGGATAACTCTGCTGAGAGCAATTCCATTACTGGTGATCAAAAATTAGATAGATATTTATTGGCAATAAAATGCAAGCAAGGCGGTGAAATTGATTTCACGCCTGAGCAAATAGTTACATTTAAGAAACTTATAGGGGTAAAATATCCACCATTAGTTGTTGGTCAGTTATTTTTGTTTTTCAATTCTTGACCTAGTTCTGATAACAGAATTTTGTTTCCAATAATTGACATCAGTATACATAGAGTATATTATGTACAATTTAATCATGGAGAAATAACAATGTCAGACCTACAGCAACAGGTAAATGATTTAACCGCAAAGAATCAAAATCTTGATAATCAAGTCAAGGGCTTAACCGCTCAACTTGAAATTGCTAGCGCTGAAAAACAGGCACTAGATGCTTCGTATGGTGAATTTATCCGAAGTAATCATCAATTGAGGACTCAGGTTAATCTTAAGAATAATGCGCTGACGAAAGTGACAAAAGAAAATCAGGATTTACAGAAATCTTTAAATGATGTTCAGACACAATTACAGCAATCATTAGAAAAAGAAAAAGCTTCATTAGAAGCCGGTTCGCATCTTGATAAGCCGTTATCCGCAGTGCCAACACCCGCAAAGCAAGCTGCTAAAGCGTAAATGAAAAACCCCGGGAACGCTAAACCGGGGTTTTATCTTCTAGCCTTAATAATCGTACTTATTATCAGCAGCTTTCGGTGATAACTGAGGATTGGATTTCGCTGCTTTAACAGGGGTTGGCGGATGAGCGGCATTAGCTCGGTCAGCCATGTTGTTATAACCCATTTTTTTATTCATATCCTCGTTGTTTCTTGCTTCCCAAGATTTATTAGGCATTGCAGCGTAATGCTGGTCTTTGACATTTTCAACTGCTCCTGCTTCGCCATCGAAATCACTCATGTCATTCTCCTAGAAGATTAGATATCTAGCTAGATTATATAGCTTTTATTGGATATTATCCAATCATCAAGTCTAGGCCGTACACCGAACGGCTGGATACCTTAACCCAGCCTGACTTGATATCTCAGTTAAGGATAATACTTTAAGGGGTATTTATGAGTAAAGTTTGTCACTTATGTAAAATATCAAAAAAGTTAGAAGATTTTGGAAAGCATGAAATAAAAATAAAATGGGGTATATGTAAAGAATGCGCGAGGAATAAACAAAAAATATGTAGAGATAGAAACCCTGAAAAATATAAAACTCGACACAATAATTGGTGCAAAAACAATAGAGATAAAACAAATAAATATTCTAAAAAATGGATTTCAAGTAATAAAGAAAAACATGAATTAATAAAACAAAGTAATCATTTAAAGAAATACAATATTTCCATAGATGATTTTAATTTATTAATAAAAAAACAAAATAATTTATGTGCTATTTGTAAAAATCCAGAAACAGCAATATTTAATAAAAAAATAAGAAAATTAGCAGTTGATCATTGTCACAAAACATTAAAAATACGTGGGCTATTGTGCGGAAATTGCAATATAGCTCTTGGTAAATTCAAAGATTCAGTAGAGATATTGGAATCAGCCATATCCTATTTGAAAGAATATGGCTGATTTTTATTTACAATACTGTAACACCAAATATTAAAGTTCCGTTAAGTGCGCTAGCTGCCACGTTATTATTAAAGAAGGAAAGTGTCGCACTTCCTGCACCAGGAACAGCCCTTACTTCAATACCTCTAGTGGTATTTGTTCCGCCTTGTAGACTAACTATGATTACCGATGCAGCCGTAATACGTGAGTTAGTATACGTAAACGCATATGCCGTTGCTGCTGCCGTAGTCAATGCCTCGGTAGTTACTACACCTAATTGATGGTTAATTGTTGCCGCCGCAGCTGTACTGGTAGCAACACCTCTATCCAGGAGAAGTTGACCGGTCATCTGACCGCCAGCTAATGCCAATCCGCCAAGGTTAGCAAGAGAAGTTGAGGCACTTGCTACGTCTGACAAGTTATTTCCGGATAAAAGCGCAGTGCCATTAGCTGCAATTGACGGGTTTGTTGCCTGATAATCAACAACAGAAACACCTGGATCAGCACTTACCAGAATTGTTAACGTACCAGCGGTTGGCGTTACTTTTTCAATATAAGAAGCATTTGCCTGTGAAGCAAAGTTAGCAACCACCACACTATTAGCCAGAATATTGGGATTGCTAATTGTGATCGTGGTGCCCCCACCAGCATTGGCATAAGAAGCCGCATAATAACCTAGCCCGGTCAATACTGAGGATGGTGTTGTAGCCACGTATTCAATCACATTAGCACCGGGAGCGGCACTTGCCACAACTGTAATAATACCGGCACCAGCTACCGCGCTATATACTTCTGCTGTATTAGCCTGGGATTGGAAATTGACGTTAACAATCATGCCAGCATTTACTAATGGGTCAGTAATAACAATGGTTGCACTGGCACCTGCACTTGCGAATCTATTTGCTACAACACCTTGGTTTTGTAAAGCAAGATTAGGTGCAAGAACAATATATTCAAGGACTGATGCGCCTGGATCGCCACTGGAAACAACAGTTAATGTTCTGGCTCCTGGCAATACGGTCAGGATGCCTACTGCATTGGCACTTGATTTCCACGTTGCCAATACCACGCTACTGGCTGAAATGGCGGCGTCACTGATGACAGTTGTTGCGCTGCCACCTGGATTGGGGAAAAGCGCGGAATGGACGCCCAATTGAGCCAATGCGCTACTAAGCAGAAAACCGAATCCGCTAATTGCAGTAAGGGTACTAAAGAGTGAATTGATAAGACACCAGCTAACGCCATCAGATGCTTCGAGCAGAACGCAATCACCGAATTCCCAGGTGAAATTACCATTATTTGCAGCGTAGATATTAGCGGCTTGAGCGGTGATATAGCCTGATGCGAGTGCAGCCGCAGTGCTATCACTAGTATTGACTTGCACCAGTGAATTTACAGCACCAGTTATTCTTTTGATAGATGTAATTCCCATACTAAAAAGCTCCTTAATTGTGGGTTCGTCATAAAGACGTAAAGATAACCTATTATTGAACAAATGTTAGTTTTTTGCAATTAAGGAAAGGCGGCACAAGGCCGCCCAAAGAGGCTAGAAAGGCACATCATCATTGAAAGGATCGGCTTCGGCTACTTTTTCTGCTGGTAGTGTTGAGCCTTCTGGCCTTGGTAAATAATCCTCAATCTCATTCTTATCAGGATAAACAGATCCTGGCGGCTTTCCATTGAGTTTATCAGCTGGTATTGGATTTCCTGTTCTTCTTCTTATTTTAACCCGAACATATCGATCTTGTGCCAGTTCAGGTCTGAATTTTTTATCAAGATATTCCTGTTCCAGCTTGGCTGATTCGCAAAAATGCTTTAACTTCCACATCATTTTGCTAGTCCATATCAGGAAATCTCGGACATCAAATCCTTTGCCTTCAGCGTTATAGACGGTCAAGGTCATATCAGCCATAGAATTACCACTGGCTGACATTTTTGGTTCTGATCTGATAACTAATGCATCATATTCTCCGTCATCCAGTAGTTCAAATCTGGCTCGTTGCGCTTCTTCTTCACTCATTGGGTCATATTCGTACATTATTTAACTCCCTTGATTTCTTTTTCCATGGCCTCTATACACTTCTGTATATGGTTATTGTTCATTTCCTGAATACTTTCAGCGCCAGCTTTATCCAGCCATTTATCAATGACGTCTTTGTCTTTCTTTAATAGTTCAACCAGACGCTTAAATTCAATGACCTGTTCTGGAGTGGCCAACTCTTCAATTGTGGCGTCACGCTCTAATATCGCCTTACCATAGCGCTTGGCCACCTCTTCATAAGAGAATGGAAAGTTATCGCCATCAGGCAGTGTTTCTACCCTGGATTTCTTGATGATGGCTATCCGTTCCTTGCCCCTTTTCTGGATTTCAAAGACCAGATCAAAGAGATAATCCAGCTTTTTATAGCAGTCATAGGTTTGACCCAGAACTGATAAATTTGCTCCGTATTCATTCTTTGAATGACTGGTAATAATAACATTCATATCCAGACGCAAGAGCAGATTCATGAGGTGTTTAACTGATTTGTTGGCTTCTCCATAATGACGTCCAAACTCGGTTCCCACTCGATTGGCTGCCTTGTCCAGCAGGTCATTGTAGAGTGTTGTGAGCGGATCAATGACTAGAGTTTTATATTCATGCTTTTGGGTCAGTAAGGATGTGACTTCTATGATTAGTTCATTAAAGTCTGTAGTCTGGTATATAACACCACCAGATTTCTCTAATAAGCGCACATATTGATCATTCTCCGCGCCTTTCTCAGTGTCTATCAGGTATGGTCTGGGAAACTGAATTGCAGCCGTAGTTTTGCCAACGCCGGCAGATCCGTAAAAAAGCGCTTTTAGGCGCTTTTCAATAGATGCTGGTTTTTTAGCTTTTAAAACCATTTGTATACTCCTTAATCAATATAATCGTACGGGTTATGTTCATCCTCAGGTTTCTCATTTTGCTTTGCTATTTTCTTTTCTTCTTCGATTAAAGTTTCTTCGTCTTTAATCCTTTCGTCGATTTCATATTCATAATATTCAATGGCTCTATTTTTTAAGGCGCGAATAACATCTTCTATGGCTTCTGGTGATTCAGCAATAAGACAGGAAGCCACAATATCCATGATGCCTTCACAAGGAAGAAAGAAGTTTTCAGTCAATAAACATTCACCATTATCCATATCTTTGCGTAATAGATAGCCGGCAAATTCTGCTTTTTCTATATCTGAAATTTTACAACCAGATAAAGCCAGTTCTCTAAGATAGTATTTCCAATCCCCGTCTTTCTTCTTGGTAACAGCCATTTCGATCTCCTTAAGTTAGTCTCGATAATATACGCTTAGTATATGTTTACGTCAAGTATATGAAATGATATAGTTAAGACAATATGAGGAAAGAAGTATGAGTTTAACGATTCACCTTGAAGAACTACAAAAAAAAAGCGGTCTAACCATGTATGCCATGAGTAAAAAACTTGGCCTTAAGTCACATGGTCATGTCTGGATGCTGAAAACCGGCATCAGAAAACCCAGTATTTCTACTTGCTTCAAAATTATTGGTCTTGCCAAAGAACATGGTATTAGCCTTACTCTGGATGACTTGAGAGGAGATGGTTAAACACCAGAACGGCTGGGAAGGAATTGAACCAGCCGTTTGATGACATAACTCAGGCGACAGGAAATCGCGTAATTAATATACTAAAATGAAATGCAGATTGCCAGTTTTTTATAATTTTGATTCAGGCGGCTTTTCAACAGGTTCATATGACATGGTTTTTCTGTTAAACCAATGCTCAGTTTTGCAGTCTCTGCACTTTGGTGGCGTGAAACCACCACGTACATTTTTAGATCCACATTTTAAACATTGTACTATTTTATTCATGAAATACTTCTCACTATCATATCTTCATAGGCAATGCCCATTTGTTCTTTAATTGTTGCCCATTCTTTTTCAGATGGAAGTTCAGATGCAAGTGAAGATCCTACTATACCTTTAAGTTCGATCATCGCAACCGCGCCCATTAGCCACGTCAGGAAATGCTCTGGAGTCATTGTTGGTCCTTGTATTTTTCATTGCAGTTTGTCTTATCAATAATTACCGGGATTAAATTCCCGTTATTAATCCTGAAAACCCGATTACATTTTTTATTCTTACAATGCCAGCTTGAGAAGCCATAATTATATTTAAATTTTTTGTGACCGCAATTAGGACATATCATTTGCATTCTGTATGTTCCTTGATTTCATACGTTGTCTTTTAAATTTCTTCCGCTGAGCCTTACCTATTTTATTTCCAGGTGTCCGATGCGTTCCATTTACCGTGGAATCCCATAACAGGACAGGCATTAGTCTGAATGCTAATATTTTGTTGTTTTTCACAAATTCGCTGATATATTTCATTTTATTCCTTAAATTGGTGGCGCACTCCAGTATTTAACTGGCTAGTTTTTAGTGCGCCGTTGTTCTTGATACCTATTCTTTGAGGGCTTTCCGGCTTACCAAGAAATATCGGCTGGTTCCACAACCCAATCGCCTGACAGCATCGAAACTGCCCACCGTACTTGCCCTCGCAGGAGTCGAACCTGCTACACCATTGGCCTATTTTCCCATCAACCCGCTCAGTGGTCTTTTAAGACAGTATCGTCGGCCATTATTCTTGGCCTATTTTCCCCTGTATCTCATCGGCGAGCCATGCATTATTTCATCAGGCTGCCTGCCATAGGTATCGTCGGCCGTAATTCTTTGGCAATCAGCTGGACTTGAACCAGCACTCTGCTAGTAACAGAGAACAGCACGTCGATAAGGTATTCCATGTGTTTACCATAAGAATAAAAGTCACTTAAAGCCTGTTGCGTCTACCTTTCCGCCATGATTGCCATTATTCTTGAGTGGTATTCTGTTCTTACTGGATTCGAACCAATGACCTGAACCGGGTGACCCCGGCTGCTCTCCCGCTGAGCTAAAGAACACAGGGCGCAGTACATATCCGCGCAAATACCACTCTTGGATCACATTCAGGTTATCTTAGCCTGTCTTCCCAAGGATAACCACAAGGAAGAGATTGCACGTATCCGTTGAATGTGACCTAAGAGTAATACTCCTAATGATACGCTGGCAGCCATCTGCCTGTTGTCAGGGAGGATCAGCCCTGCATAGCGCGTCTATGCACGAACGAGATTTGCCAGAGTAATACTATTGAATAATGCCGCTTTCGCAATACATAGCGCTTCCACGGCGCTATACGGTTCGATCAAAACCGTAGTGCGCCAGCATCATTCCACTAAATAGCATTACTCCCTCTATGCTCTTCCATGGAAGAGCATACGAGGAGTAATTTTTAGCCGGAGCCGTAGCCGTAGCCGTAGCCGGAGCCGTCGCCGGCGCCGTCGCCGTTGCCGTAGACGTAGCCGTAGCCGTAGCCGTCGCCGTAGCCGTAGCCGGAGCCGGAGCCGTAGCCGTAGCCGACCCACGCGGGGATATCGCCCACCAGGGCCCTCGTCACGCAGCCTCCAGCTCCTTCGCGGCAGCGGCGCCGTCGCCGTCGCCGTCG